GACTACATGGGAGGGTGAAGGAATAGCCGACTGGTACAATGCTTGGGTCAAGGCGAATGGTGCTAAGATAGCCTTACCCAAGTAATGTTGCAGGAATAAAGGCATACTAGATATGGTATGTCGAAGAGGTTCTAACTACTACATATAGGGGCTTTACAGTAGTTAGAATATCGTTACAATAACAGTCCCACAAACCGTCACACAGGAGTATGACACATGGAAGAACTATCATCTATCGTTGAATTTAGTGTTAACCTTAAGGATCAGGAAGCACCTGAGCCATTGCCCGCTGGAGAATATACGGGAGTTATCCGTAAGGCAGAAGTTAAAGAAAGTCAACGTGGTACTATGTATGGAGCAGTTAGCTTCCATATCGGTGCCGATCAATACCCTGCCGACTTCTCTGATGGATCAGATGATGGACTTACTTTAGTCTATCGTCGTGTTGGTCTTGAAGATAATCCACAAGCTCGTTATGGTACTAAGCGTTTCTTAGAAGCCATTGGAGCACCATTGTCTAAGAAGATTGATGTCAATGAGTGGGTTGGCATGGAAGCTGCTATCGACGTTGTATTGGACACCTATGAAGGTGTTACTCGTGCAACAATCGACCGAGTTCGTGCAGCCTAGTTCATGATTTCTAGGTAGTACGATTACGGGGGAGTCAGCTTTTTAATCAAGAGGGTTGACTCCCCAACTATCGTATGTTACAAATGTATCATACTTACTTAAACCCGAAGAGGAGGAATACTACATGGCTGATGCACCAAAATCCAAAGGCACTCGTACTGTAAAGCCTGTCTACGTTATTTTGTCAGTTACAGATGACAACGGTTCTACAATCAACTTGTCTAAAGATAATGTTACAGTCCATTCAGTACATAAAGATGCTGGTGAAGTTTTGGATGCTCTTGATACTGGCACACTTCCTGCTGGTAGTTTCTATAAGCGCATTGCCCTTGGTTAATCGTCACGAAAGTTAGTGTAAGTCGGCACGCTTCTAACAACCAAGAGATAAAGCCCTCTACCTTAATTGGTAGGGGGCTTTGTTTTGTTTGACACACAAGGAGATGTGTGCTATGGTACAACATGAATGGCATCTTATAAGTGATTACTGTATTCACTGTGGGATGTCGAGAGTACACGAGTTAGACCCACCTTATCAATGTCACAGACACAAAAATGTAACAGCCATATCACATATAGTAAGGAACAAGAATGTCTTACGAACCTCCATTAAAGATAACAATTACAGTCCCAATGATGATTCCATCTGGTAGAGGTGCCAATGCCACAGGTAAAAGAGGAGGCAACTTACGTATACGTTGTACTAATAAAGAGTATGACTCTATACAACACGAGGCTGCTATCCTAGACCTTTCACTTGCTATGTTCTGTCGGTGGTCTGTTACTCGTGTGGCAGAACAGTTATATAAACACCGACTAGAACAAAGTACTAATATATCCATTGGAGAAGAAAATGAAGACGCAAGAGACTAAGGAATTGGAATTAGATGAAACACAAACTCAAGCAGTTGATAGATGTTGTTCTCTTAAGGAGCGAATTGTTCCTGTCACGGGGGCAGCTGGTACTGGTAAAACAACTATGCTTCCAATCGTGTACAGGAACTTATACAAGCAAGGTTGTACGGTGGTGTTATGTGCTCCTACTGGCAAGGCAGCTAAACGTATTACAGAAGCTACAGGTATACAGGCACAAACAATACACAGATTACTAGAATATCCACACCCAGGAGAAGTAGATCAGAAAACAGGTAAAGCACTGACAACTTCAGATCCTAAGCGTGATCGTAAGAACCCAATAGAGTATAAGGTAGTACTAGTAGATGAATATGCAATGGTCAGTGTCGAAGTCCACCGCAATATCTTGGATGCGATGCCTCACGGTGGGGTTATTCGTATGTTTGGTGATGCTAATCAGCTACAGCCAATTGAGAGCAATAAAAGACTTCAAGCACTCCCATCCTCATTCCTCGGAATGCTATCCAAGTTCAATGGAATAAGGTTAGAGACTATACATAGACAGGCTGGTGACAGTAACATCATCTCTAATGGACAACGTATCATAACAGGACAGATACCATTACGCAAGGAAGACTTCAAGTTACTGTTCACTGATGAACCAGTACAAACAGTGCTAGACTTTGTTATGGATAACTTAGCAGAGGAAATAGATTATGGAACGACGAATAATCAAATCATCAGTCCTACTAAGGTTGGATGGGTCGGCACTGAAGCCCTCAACGCAGCTATACAACAGTTGTTGCAACCAAGTACGAAGTCTTATGTCGAAGCTGAAAGGCAAAAGTGGAGTAACATCGAAGAACAACGATTCTATCTTGGAGATAAGGTTATCTATACCGTTAACAACTACGCACTTGATGTCTTTAATGGAGAAACAGGAACCATTACTGGATTTACTGGTGATGGGGGAATCAAAGTTGACCTTGGAGACAAGGATGTTACCATACCAGTAAGCCTAGAGATGGTAGGTAGACAAGGCACTTACTTCATGAACCCACAGAAAGACTTAGACCTAGCATATGTAATCACTACTCACAAGTCACAAGGTAGTGAGTATGATAGAGTATGCTATGTAATGAATAGGTCTAGATCATATCTACTTAACAGAAAGAACATGTACACAGCAATATCTAGAGCACGTACACATGTCACTGTTATCACAGACCAAATATCCCTTAACCTTAGTATGTATAAGAAAGGCGATAAATGATTATATTACTTAACGGTCCTCCCAATGCTGGCAAAGATACAGCAGCGAAGATCATAGGGCAAAAGCTCCCTAACTGTAGAGACTATAAAATTAGTAAACCAATAAAGGATAGTGTTGCTGGACTGCTAGGTATAGATACACAGATACGTAAAGATGCAGAAGAGAATGCAGATGAAGTAGGAAGAATAGTACCTGATTATACATACCGTGAGTTACAGATAGGTATGTATGAAGATTTTGTGCTTAAGTACTTTGACAAGGACTTCTTAGGGATAGTAGCTGTGCGTAAACTACGTAACATAGTAGCTAAACATATAACTGTATCAGATGCAGGACTTACAGTAGAAGTTAAGGCTATATTACAAGGATTCACTAAAGCTGGCGTATGTCTACTAGAAATAGACCGTCCTGGTAAAACCTTTAAAGGTGATATACGACAATGGATAGACTCTGACTTAGAGTTCATACACCGTGATACAATTAACAATGAACATGACCTTGAGTTGTTTGAGTTACAAATAGAGAGGGTGTTACGTAAATGGAAATTACTGAAGGATGGTTGATGCGAGAGTTTACTGCTCGTGCTAAAGCCTGTCAACTAGAAGTAGATTGTCTAGGTAGTGGTAAATTAGACAGTAAAATATGTATTATAGGTGAAGCACCTGGAGAACAAGAAGCTAATATGAAGATGCCTATGGTAGGTGGTAGTGGTCGTACACTATGGGCTGAGTTACGCAAACTAGATATAAGTAGAACAGATTGCTATGTTACTAACGTAGTTAAAAAACAAGTATCACTCTCTTCTAAAACTGATGCTAAAAGTCCTGTTAAACGGACTGAAATTGAACACTGGGAAGGGTTACTCGATTGGGAACTTGATCATCTTCCCAATCTTAAGTACATACTCTGTCTCGGAAACATCGCGCTTCACGCGCTTACTGGCGACACAGGAATTACTAAATGGAGAGGTTCAGTATTCGATTGTACGGTCGGGAGAGATCGTAGAGTTGTAAAAGTAATATGCACTAACAACCCTGCACATATACTACGTAACCTGTCAATGGAACCTATGTTCAAGTTTGACTTAGCAAAGTTGAGGAGAGTAATGGATGGCAAGTTTAAGAAACATACCGTTAACGGAGTTATTAACCCAAGTTGTGACGAGGCTCTCTCTTATCTCAAAGACCTCGAAGACAGTGATGAACCAATTAGCTTTGATATCGAAGTGGTCGCAAATGAAACAGCCTGTATCGGATTCGCTAACAATGCATACACAGGTATCTGTATCAACTTCAGAGACGCTACTACCAACAGATATAGTATTGAGGAAGAAATACTTCTCCGTAACAGAATCCAACAACTGTTTCATAATCAGGACAATAGATTCATAGCACAGAACGGATCGTTTGACTGTGGATGGTTATGGTATAAGGATAGAATACATGTACCTAAGATATGGTTTGACACGTTACTTGCACATCACACGCTGTATCCTCGGATGCCGCATAACTTGGGATATCTCACAGCGCAATACACAGACCATCCTTACTACAAAGATGAAGGAAAGACCTGGAGGGAGGGTGGTAATATCAACCAGTTCTGGGAATATAATATTAAAGACTGTTGTATTACTTGGGCTGTTCACAATGCTATCAATAAAGAACTTAAAGCACAAAAGCTAAGTGACTTCTACTTCAACCATGTACAAAGGTTACAGTCACATCTAGTACGTATGCAAGTAGGCGGAATCAAGGCAGACGTAGAACTTAAAGATACAATAGCGTATGAACTTAAGGATGAATTAGATGAAAGACTTAGGCAATTCCACACAACAGTATGTGATATTACAGGTGACGAGGGATTTAAACCTAACCCTAAATCGCCTAAACAACTTGGCGAACTCTTCTTTAATTACCTCGGACTTGTTGGCAGAGGAAGTAGCACTAATAAAGAAAACCGTCAACGAATGCTTAACAATCCTAAAACCCCTGAAGAATCAAAGGAACTTCTTATACAACTTGGCAAGTACTTGGAAGAACAAAAGTTCTATAGTACATACGCAACACAAAAAGTCGACCCAGACGGGAGGATGAGATGCGAGTACAAACAGTTCGGTGTTCAGAGTGCTCCTGGAAGACTAAGCTCCTCAAAGGTCATGTGGGGTTCTGGAATGAATCTACAAAACCAACCGCATCGGGCATATCCTATGTTTGTTTGCGACAATGGTTACATGTTCAGTTACTTCGACTTGAAGCAAGCGGAGGCAAAGGTAGTAGCATACCTATGGAATGTCCAGGGCTTAATAGAAACATTTGAAAGGGCAGAACATGAAGAAGGATTTGATGTCCACAGAGGAAACGCATCCAGAATATTCCAATGCAGTTATGATGACATACCCAAGGGAGATTGGGATGGCGATCTTAAACCTACAAGACGCTATCTTGGCAAGCGATGTGTACATGGACTTAACTATAGAATGCAAGCACCCAAGTTGGCTGAAGTCTGTAACATCTCCATTGACCAAGCATTTGAGGCTTATGCATCTTACCATCGTGCATTCCCTGAAATACAACGAGCATGGGAAGATACAATTAAGACTGTTCGAGAAGAACGAATGCTCTTTACACCACTCGGACGGAGACTAATATGGTTGGAGAGATTAGATGAAGACAGCTTCGATTCTGTTATCGCATTCAAACCACAAAGTACAATTGGTGACAAGGTGTCGAGTGTTATCTATGAGTGTCATGACGATGAGGAGTGGCCCGAAGACGCACGTATGGTACTTAATGTTCACGATGCGCTCATTGCCATACACAAACCTGAAGATGCTAACACCGTCCAACGACTTATGAAGAAACATGCTGAAGCTCCTATCATGATTAGAGGACAAGAGGTATGTATCGGTACAGACTTTAAACAATCAGTACCAGATGAAACAGGAGTGCACAGATGGTCAACCCTACAGAACGTGTAGAAGAGTTATATATTATAGAGACTTGTGATGATGCTATAATTAGTGATAGAGCTAAGATTGGAGTATCAATTGAGGCCAACAAAAGATTTAAATCTTTACAAACAACAAGTCCAGTAAAGTTATATCAATATAGAATTTATGGCTCGGAAGAATTATATCCACTGTTAGCTAGAAACATTGAATACCAAGTAAAAAGATTAATGAAGTGGGAAAAGAAATGTGCACA